TTATCAAACGTGCAATTCAATGCTTTAGCTCTCATTAACATTGCTTGTCGCATGTTCTGGTAATACATGTGTTCTTTATCAAGCGACTCAGTTAATTGATTAAGGTCACCTGCATGCTCAGCTTCTTCACAGCTTTGTTTCCAGTTTTCTAGCTCTTCTTGGGCTTTAGCTGCTGCAAGTTGTGCAGGCGTTAAGGTGTTAATGTGATCTTTAGCTTGAGTAATCAGGTCAGCCAAGAAAGTAGGGTGTGCTTTAAGATCAGGTACCCATACTTCACCGGTTTCACCGCCTAAAGCACCTGAGTTTTTCGCATGATGTGTAGGCGAAGGTTTGAAATTAATAACGCGGGCATTTTTACCTTCACCAGTAGTAACAGTTGTTAGATAACCCATGACATCTGCGATACGGTAAAGCTCGTTACGGTTTTTACCACCTAGATCCGGTCGGTAAATAATTTGATCACCGTTTTGATCTTCTGATGCGTGTGCAATGAAAACAACATCTTTACCTAAACTGATCAAAGTATTGATGTATTGCTTGAACGTTTGGTTCGCTAAACCTTGAGCCTTTAACTTTAAAGAACCATCTTTTTGACGGTTATTTGCCGTAAGTAACAGGTGGGTTTTAATGCATTCAAGCATTGCACCCACGGTATCAATGACTACGGTTTTATATGGTGCTAAGTCCTGCGGAGTAAGGTTTGCAACATCACTCCATTGTTGAACCTGTACAACCGCACCACGACGTAATTCACCAGTACGGTGAGCACCACGGTCAAAGTCAAAAGAAATTGCTTTTTCCGCAGTAAAGCCCATCGATGATTTACCTAAACCCGGATCAGCGTAAAGGTACACAATAATTGCTTGAACCAATAAAGTTTGGTCAGCAGTAATAATCGGTAAAGCCATTTTTCTTATCCTTATCTTGAGCCAGTGAAGCCGCGCTTAGTTTTATAAGCTTTGCGGTCATAAGTAGGGATGTTTGTTTCACGCAGTTTTATTGCGAGCTGCTTTCTGCGTTGGAAGTCGATTTCTTGTGTGAGTTCATTCCAAACTTTTGGATAGTCAGTTTGGAACTTTTCAACGTCCAAAGGTGTCTTAACTGAGTCCTTCACCTTGTAAAGAACTGAGCCATTAGCATTAGATGCGTACACTTGCCAGCCAATGCGGACAGAGTAGAGGCCCTTATCATCACGGCCTAAAAATGACATATAGCCGTCAGGGTGTTTTTTGAAATTAGTCATCTTTAAGCCTCCACCAACTTGTTACGTTCGATGAAGCCTTTTAGAAGGCCATTGATGTTTCGGATGTCTTCAAATTCGGTGAAATCGTTATATGACTTACCGTTAATATCAGTGATTTCATTTACTGTGAGTTGGGTAATATCAACAGCGGTAAATTCAGAACCCGGAACGCCGTAACTGTCTGGATGAGCTTCAAAATCAAAGCTAACGTTTAAACGAAAGCTATCTAATTTGATGACAGCAACACCAGAATGTTTACCTGTGATTTTTGCAGTTAAGACACCGTAAGTACTTGGTAGGGTTTTAGGTGTAAAAAGAGTAGGTGCTTCTTTTGTTTGGAAAGCTGGCTGCAATTGGCAAGCAACTAAAGAACCACCAGAGATTGCAAGAGCAGCCATGCTGACAAATGCAAATGAGTTGAATGAGTTAACTTTTACGTTCATAATTGATCTCGCAGTTTGCAAAGCCCCGTTTCCGTCCAAAGTTCCGGGGCTTTTTTGTTATCTGTGAGGTAAATATAAGAAAACTTAGTTTTATTGTCAATAAGAAATCTTATTTTAATTTAAGAAATCTTATTTTTATGCTTTGATAGGCAAAAGAAAACCCACCGTGGTGGTGGGTTCGAAGGGGGGATTAGTTGTAATTTTGAGGAAGTTCCCATAATGCTTCTGTCTTTAGACGCAATTTTTTTTGATTTTCCTTGAGACTATTCTCAATTTCCTTTATTAGTTTATGTTGTTTTACTATTTGATCTTTAACCTCTTCAGGAGGATTCGGGATCTCAATATTCAAAAACATTTCATCAGGAATACTGCGTCGTCTCTCTACACTGCCTTGCATTTTACTTTTGTATATTTTTCTTAGAGAATTAGATCTCAAAATCAAATCCAAATATTCTACATTAACTTCTCGTTTTAATCTAAAGATTTTGTATGCTGGGCTTACGGCAGCAGCATCGTAATATTTTTGAAATCCTAGAACACCTTCATCTATAGGGAACCCCATTACAAGTTCATTTTTAAAAACCTTTTTATACCCAGAAATATCAGAACTTGCGACTCGTTTTTTAAATTTCTCATGTTGATCAATTAAGCCATGTTCCATAGTGATACTCATAATAGGTATATTTGTATCCTCTCCCACTTTGACTTTGCCAGACAAGGATAGGAGTTCTTTTAGTTTTATAGTTGGGAATTTTGATTTTATATGTGAATGATATACGCTGAATTATCAGGAGACTTTCCCTTGGGAGATTCTAGGCAGCCAATTTATAAAAGTCTTCGGCCATTTGATTTGGTGTCTTAAAACCCAAACCCTTTTGAATTCTTCGATGATTATAAAATAACTCAATGTATTTTATAATATCTGCTTTGGCTTCTTCTCTGGTTTGATAGTTGTAATGATGCACTAACTCATTTTTCAGTATTCCCCAAAAGCTTTCAATCGGTGCATTATCGTAACAGTCTCCGCGCTTGCTCATTGAACCTTGAAAACCATATTGCTCAAGTATATTTCGATATTCATGGCTGCAATATTGACTTCCTCTGTCTGAATGCACAATCAGTTCTTTGGTTGGTTTTTGATTGTGAATAGCCATATTTAGCGCATTACAAACAAGCTGTGTTGTCATGCGCTCATTTAAGCTATAGCCAACCACTTGCTTCGTGTAAAGGTCTTTTACCGCTGCTAAATACAGCCATCCTTCAACAGTCCATATGTACGTAATATCACTTGACCATGCTTGATTTGGTCTAGTCATTGAGAATTGTTGCTCCAGCAGGTTTTCATAGATCGCTCGATTATGGTCACTATTCGTAGTCCTTTTAAAACGCTTGTGTCGCTTACAATACAGGTGGTTCAGCGCTTTTATCTGACGTACAGCGTACATACTCATTTTTATACCCTGAGCTTGTAAGTATTTGGTTAATCGAATATAACCATAGCTCTGCCTTGTCTCCTCATGGGCTATTTTCACCAATATCGTCTGTTGATTTCGTTGAATCGTTCTTTTGCTCACGCCTCTCTTGAGCCAATCATAAAAACATGAAACTGAAACATGAAGTAATCGAGCCATTAAGGTAATTGGAAAAGAATATCTTTTTTGTTTCATATAGGCGTACCTTACTGACTTTCTTTGGCAAAGTACGCTGCTGCCTTTTTTAAAAATTCACGTTCCATTTCAGCTATTTTGAGCTGTTGTTTGAGTTTTTTATTTTCTTCGAGTAGAGCGTTTAGATCAGGTGAATACTGTTTTGTACCTGCTAAAGTTCCAGCCTTTGCTTTGGTATTCCAATTTGAAAGAGTTTGCATTGAAATGCTAAGTTGTCTGGCTGTTTCCGAGACATTGCCTTGATTGGCTTCAATTAATTTGATGGCTTCAGCTTTAAATTCTGTGGTGTAAGTCTTGTGTTTCTTGCTCATGGTAAACTCCTGATGAGTGTGTTTAGTTTACCAAGTTAAAACCTCCTGTTTTTTCAGCACACATCAATCCAACTCTTTGATCATCTCTTTAACAGCAACAGGGTTGGTTAGCTGTAAATTTGTAAAAACAGAAGCACCATATTGTCTATCAATATCTTGTAGTATGTTATTAGTTGTATTAATTAGCAAATCATTATCGAGACTTTTGAGAGAATTCCAAATACCTGTATTAGCATTCTCTGTATACAATTTTAAAAAAAGAATGTTTGCAAATTCTGAAAGCCTTTCTATACCAGCTCTTAAACCTTCACCTCTTAGTGAGTTATTTAACTTCTTGAAAACATTAATTAACTCTTTGCGAGAGACTAAAATTTCTTTAGGTGTAATATAAATACCATTTGTTTCCTGCAATATGAACTCTTTAGCTTCATTTACTCTTATTAATTCATTAACCTCATTTTCATCAATAAATAATGGTTTTTGGGTATACAAATGCCGTGTTTCGCAGAAACCATTATTCATTGCAAATATCAAAGGTGCATCAAGCATTTCAGCATATTCGGTTGCCTGATCCAGTGCTTTTGTTAAGCTTTTTCCACCTGATTTCGTTTCAATTACACCGATTGGCCGCTTATTTTGTGAATCGAAAAGAACATAATCGGGTCTTTTTTTACTTTTCTTGAGAAACTCATTATTAACAATTCTTAAGATATCTGATTCAAAAAAGACATTTTTGTTTGGATCTTGAATGTCCAAGATCCAGCCCTTGTTAATCAAATTATTGTTAACAATAAAACGTGTATCTTGCTCAATATTAGACATATTGCATAATCCCAATATCTACTATAAAAACTATTGGCAATCTACACATTACACACTAAAACATCAATAAATATTACTATCTAATAAGTGATATACCCCACATTTAAAAGACTGTGTCGGGTTCACAGCTTATTAATCTTTGGTGTTATTAATTTTCTGGCCTAGCTTTCCTTCTTTTACCAACTGCACGACCTGCTCATT